CCTAAGGTATTCGCTTGGCTAACACCACTGACATTATAAAGCGCATCAATGAGTGATTCAGGTTTGCGATCTTCCAATAATTTGGTCGAAAGAATATTCACTGTGTTTGGTGTGTTGAATACTGGCACTTCAGCTTTTGATACAACGGATGTCCCGGTTGTTTGATAACCATTTTGGTTGATACCCGTATCTTGAACATTGATTTGCTCAAGCACTTCGGTATTTGTATTTGCGGCCTGTTCAGTTTCTGCAAACGTAGAAATGGAAAAACTGGTTAAAAGTGCGGTTGAAAAAGGCTTAATTTAAAATTCATAATCGCTTCCCAATAGATAATAAAAGAGCCGCAAGTATAGCGAAAACGTTTACGTCGATCAATGCAAATTATTTTCATTTGCTTATACGATTTGTTCAGAAAATATTCATTTAAATTAAGTAGGGGATAAGAAGAAAAAATCCCAAGCTAAAAAGCTTGGGATTACAAGATGGTGCACTAGCTTACAGTTAAATTTTGTTATAAATCATTTGGATAGTATAAATTTAGCGTAATTTTGGCGTAGTCTGAAAATCCCATTACAAATGTTTTATGTGTAGTTTTCTCATTTAATCTGTTCGTTTATCGTTTTTTGTGACAATGTATTAGGTTGTATTTACAGATGAATTATCTATATCAAGAAAGAAAACAGAAAAGCAACTTCTGTTGGTTGTGATGTGTTGATGTTGTTTCTAAGAAAGTGACATTACTTATCAAAGGAATTCAAGACAAGAGCCGATTAGCTAGAAAGGAATTAAGTAATAAAGAAATAAAGGCACAAGAGTTAATTTCTAAAGGCTATAACATAAAATACTATCAGAAAATGATTTCTTGGAATTAGTTAATAAAACTTAATAAAAGAAAACCGCCACACAGGCGGTTTGTTAGTTAAATTTTAATAGGTAAATAAGGCAAGCTATTGCTTGGTACTTCGGATATAGCAAGAAGGTTTTTTGCTAATGGCATCGCGTAAGGGTAAAGTGATGCCATAAACTCTTGTTCCCTATTTTTAGCTTCTGAGACTTTTGGATGATTTTTTTCAAAATGATAAGCAAATTCTCCTTTAAATTCATAATCCGGCGTCTCAATTTCAATATGGAGGATACAGTCGGCTCTGTCTTCTTTTGGGAATGTAACACCTAGAGAGAGTTTTCCTTCTTTTGCGCTACTTTCCTTATTAGTCTTTAGATTAAAAGAGTAAGACATAATAGCTTGATCAAGGATTTGCATTTTCATAATTATTTTCCTCTCCTGAAACGAACTGAGATTTTGACATTTTTTCTAATGTCCAATTAATTGCATTTTTTCTCATTTCTGGATTGTGTTCCCAGTTAAATTTAAATACTTTGTAAGCTTCTAGTTTTGCATGTTCAGTTGCATATTTTGTAATGACCAAGTCAACCCCTTCTGCTACTAAAGCATTTAGTTTTATATTTTGTATGCTTGAGATAAATAGGAGTTGGCGATGCTTTTCTGGTTTTACCCGAATATTAAATGCACCGGAACAAGATCTTTGTGGTTCGACGCCGGATTCTTCACAATCGGCAAGATAATCATCAACAGCATCATGAAATGCAGCCTCTAATTCTGAAAAATTCTCGGCTTCGTAAGTTATCAAGCCATTAATATGTAATAGCTTGCCGTATAATATCTTGTCTTCCTTGGAAATTTCGATACTTCCTAGAAAGCCTTTATATTGCATTGTTTCCATATTAATTTCCTAATAGCGCATAGAGTTCATCAAGGGCGGTTTTTATCTGAATAATTACATACCGCTTTAATGTATTTTGCGGATGTGGCTTATGAATACTAATCGGGAAATCAAGCGAAGAATGCTCAAATTTCACACGAGATCCATTACCTTGTTTTTCATTAAATCCTAAATTAAGTAAAAGTGTTCTCAGCTCGTCCCACGTAAAATCAGTGGGTGGCGGCTCTTTGTAGAGCTTATCTTTAATTTTTGTAATCTTGCTCATTTGTCACTAACCTTTAGTTACAAGATATTACCATGAATATTAATATTGTAAACATATTAGTAATAATAATTACGAATTCTTTGTTACTACACAAATAAATCAGCAACCATCCGCTATTGTTTTTTATAAAAGAACAGAATACCAAAACACATTCCCCAACACTGAAATGTCTTGTAATTCTGATATTTCGTCAGGGGGCTTATCGCTGTTATAGCTGCGGATTTTAACTTGCTCATTAGGCATATTGTAGAGTAGTTTTATTCTCAGCAATCCACTGTAGTTTATTGCGTATATTTTCCTATCTCTAATTGTTTTATTGCCCAAATCAATATCATATAGTTATTTTATCCCGAATGACAGGTTCCACAGAAGTACCATTAGCAATCACACGTACGGTAATTTCGTACTAATCTCCATGTTTTCAATAGTAATTAGTTATATCTGCTCGCTTTGATGTAATTAGACCAAATAAGGCGTAATTTGGGCATAATTAACGACAAGAAATATACAAAAATAGCTAAAAGTTGGCAACATTTGAGACTTGAAATTTTAGTGAATGATTGAATTGATTGTAGGTAAGCGATTGATTTTTGAAGTGAATTTTAGGAAAGAAAAAAGCCAGTAGAAATTTACTGGCTTTGATAGGTGGACTAGCTGAACCCGAATTCATTTGTAGGATATTGATTTTTAATGTTTATTTTTCAAAGTCTAAAATCTTGTTACTAAGCTTGTTACTAAAATTCAAATTCACCACAAATCAATGATAGTTTCTGATGCCATAATACCACTAATAAGCCCCGTGTTAAAAATTTTATAGAAAAACTATTCACCTTGTTCACTAATCCTTAAAAGTCTTTATTTATTATATAGTTATATTCTTTTCTATTGTTCACCAACTGTTCACCATTGTTCACCTTTGTTCACCAATCAAAAAAAACATCTAGATATAGAGTATTTACCTTGTTTCCCTGTTTGTTTTTTAGTCAGTTAAACATGTTCAACTTAACGTATTTAAACTTATTTAAACTATTGAAATTTAAGCTATTTACTCATGTTTTTATATGTTTATAGTGTTGTATTGGCTCATTGTGAGCCGTCTAAATTTAGGCTTTTAGAATATACAAGGAACATAAATCATGTTTAAAAAATTAATTGAGTTACGCCAACAAAAGGCAGAAAAAGTCGCAGAAATGCGCTCAATGCTTGAAAAAGCAGAAAAAGAAAATCGATCATTAAATGAATCTGAATCGGTGGAATTTGAAAAGCTAAAAGATTCAAGCAAGCAGATTAGTGCAGAAATCAGTAAATATGAAACTGTAACAGATGAAGAGCGTAGCCTTGAAGGCAATGTTAGTCCTGTAGAGCAACGTGGTGCTAAACAATTTTCAAATGATGAATTGCGCCATTATGTTAAAACTGGTGAACTTCGCAATTTAACTACTGGTAATGGTGAAGATGGTGGATATTCAGTTATCCCACAGTTAGACAAAGATGTAATGAAACGCTTAACAGACGATAGCGTAATGCGCCAACTTTGTAACGTAGTACGCTTACCGGTTGGAGCGAAAGAATACAAAAAATTAGTATCGGCTGGCGGTGCAGCAGTAGAACACGGAACCGAAGGCACAGCACGCAATGGCACAGCAAGCCCGAAACTTCATGAAGTAACAATCGCTTTAAATTCAATCTATGCTTATCCTAAGACTACACAAGAAATCTTAGACTTCTCAAGCATTGATGTTTTAGGTTGGCTAACTGATGAAATTTCTGAAACCTTCACAGAAACAGAAGAAACAGATTTAACTTCCGGTGATGGTAACAAGAAATCAAAAGGCTTCTTAACCTACCAACGCACAACCGAAGATGACAAAGTACGCCAATTCGGCAAACTTCAAAAAATTGAAGTAGCAGGCGTAGCGAAGATTGATGCAGATACTTTAATCGATGCGTTCTATACACTTCATAGCAAATACCGTAAAAATGCGGTTTGGGTGATGTCATCAACGATTGCAGCAGCATTACAAAAACTTAAAAACAAAAACGGCGATTATATCTGGCGTGATGGTTTAACAGCCGATGCCCCAGCAACATTATTAGGTCGTCCAGTCCACTTCTTAGAAACAATGCCGACAGGCGGAGCAAATAAAGCAGTAATTGCCTTCGGTGACTTCAAACGCGGATATTTCATTGTAGATCACGAAACAGGCGTGCGAACCCGTTCGGACAACTTAACCGAACCGGGATTCTACAAAGTACACACCGATAAATATTTAGGCGGTGGCGTAGTAGATTCAAACGCTATCAAAGTGATTGAGACAACAGCATAAATCATAGAGGGGCGAAAGCCCCTTTTTTTGCTTAATAGGTGAAATATGAATAAAGAATTTGAAATCCGCTCCGCAACACTTTCAGCTGATGAAGAAAATCAAAAGCTAGTCGGTTATGCGGTGAAATGGAATAGCCCTTCACAAGTGCTTTACTGTGATTTTGTGGAATCCTTTGCGCCTAAAGCTTTCAGCGACAGCCTAGCGAGTGGCGAAGATGTGCGAGCACTCTTTGAACATGACTACACCAAGTTACTAGGTCGAACAAGTGCGGGAACATTAAAGCTAGAAGAAGATTCAATCGGCTTACGCTTTGAACTAACTCCGCCCGATACAACAATCGGAAAAGATTTATTAGTTAGCGTTTCCCGCGGTGATATTACAGGGATGTCTTTCGGATTCAGAGCGATTAAAGAAGAATGGAATTTTGATGTAGAGCCTTATCAAAGAAATGTAATTAAAGCAGATCTCTTTGAAGTTACTGTAACAAGTATTCCAGCCTATCCGGAAAGCAGTGTTGAAATCGCTAAGCGTTCAATGGTCGCAGCAAAAGAACAAACACAGGGTAAATCAAACACTATCTTAAAACGCTGGCTTGATGTAGCGGAGGCTTAATATGTGGAATCCTTTTAGACGAAAAGAGCAACGCAGCGAACCAATCACTATTGATGAATTCATCTCTTACATGGGCGTAAATAATACAGGAGCGGGCGAATATGTCAGTCCACAAACGGCAGAGGCTCTACCAGCGGTTATGAACGCCGTCACAGTGATTGCTGAGGCGGTAGCATCTATGCCTTGTTATCTTTACGCACTGAAAGAAGATGGCCGCGAAAGAATCTACCGTCATCCGGTTGAATATCTTTTAAATGAAATGCCTAACCGAAATCAAACGCCTTACCAGTTCAAATATACGATGATGCGCCATTGCTTGCTAACTGGTAATGCTTACGCAGTGATTGAGTGGAATAACAAGGGCGAACCTGTAAGCCTTACACCTTACCAACCGAGTGAAGTAAATATCTTCCGTAAAGTAACAGGCGAACATATTTACCAAGTAACGGACTTAAACGGAGTAACTAGAAACTACCTTCAAGATGAAATGTTACACCTACGCCATAGTTCCCTTGATGGATTTATGGGGCGTTCACCTGTGACAGTTTGCCGTGAAACGATTGGACTAGGTTTAGCACAACAACGACACGGCGCATCAATTATGAAAAACGGATTGATGGCAAGCGGATTAATCTCAACGGCTGAATGGTTAGACGATGCGAAAGCACAGAAAGCAGTGAAAGCCTTAGAGCGTTACAAAGGCGCGAAGAACGCGGGCAAAACACCAATCCTTGAAGGCTCAATGGAATACAAACAATTAGGCATGACAAACCAAGATGCCGAATGGTTACAAAGTCGAACCTTCACAATTTCCGATATAGCTCGAATCTACAACATAAGCCCGATTTTCCTACAAGATTATTCAAATAGTAGTTATGCGAATTTCAGTGAGGCTAGTAGAGCGTTCTTATCACAAACCTTGCGCCCATGGCTGACTAACTTTGAACAACAGCTTAAAGATGCCTTAATGATTGACTTAACGAGCAGTAGCAAGAAACGGCACTTAATCGAATTTGACACAAGCGACTTACTCCGCACCAGTCAAAGCGAACGTTTCAATAGTTATGATGTGGCGATTAAAGCGGGCGTAATGTCACCTAATGAAGTGCGCAGACGTGAAGGCTTGCCGCCTTATGCTGGTGGTGATGAATTCAGCCAAGCATGGAAACAAACCGTAGAAGTTAAACGCAATGATAGCGGAAACAATAACGAGGTGAACGATGCCTAGGATGATTAGAGCCGGTAAATATAACAAGGCGATAAGTTTACAAAAACAAGTAAACGAAACTAATGATTATGGCGGATTTGTAAGTAAGTGGAAAACCGTTGCGAATATACGCGCAGCGGTTGAACCGTTACAGGGTAGAGAGTTCTTTGCTAGCGCAAGCGTAACGAATGAAAACATTGTGCGAATCCGTATTAGATACGGAACGAATGTGGATAACACAATGCGCGTGAAATACGGTAATCGCAACTTAGAAATAACCAGCATCATTGATAGCAAGGAATCACACAGGGAATTACAACTTATTTGTAAAGAGGTAACCAATGGAAAAAACTGATTTAACGCTTGAAGAAATTAAGCAGCATTTAAACGTAGATCATGATTTAGATGATGACTTAATTGAAAGCTATAAGGTAGCAGCCTTTGAAGTATGCCAAAAGCATATAGGCAAAACCTTTGGTGATGAAGAAACAGAAAACACCGTTCCTTTTACCCCAGCTATAAAAGTGGGCTGCTTAATGTATATCGGGCATTTATACACTAACCGAGAAATAACAACAGATACGCAGCAAACAATAATCCCAATGACGATTAAATCATTATGGGATGTTTATCGTGAGCCTTGCGCTTACTAAGGATTTAGTAACCAATATGCCTTATCAACCGTTAAGACGTTGTAGCTTTCCAGGATGTAGAAACAAAGTGAGGTCAGGCAGATGTGAAGAACATAAGCCCAAAGACACAAGAGCCAGCAGTAGCGCGCGAGGATATGACCATAAGTGGAGCAAGTACCGCGCGCAATACTTACGCTTTCATCCGCTTTGTGTAATGTGTTTAGAAAAAGGAATCTACACACCCGCAACGGTAATAGACCATATTAAGCCAGTAGAGAACGGACAGGCAGATCCTCTATTCTGGGTTGAATCTAATCATCAAGCTTTATGCCGAAATTGTCACAGTTACAAAACACGAGTAATAGACCAACGCGGATATGGAGCAAAAAAGAATGGTTAGACGGGTGGGGGGAGTTTTTAAAACAAAGGCTCAATTTCTCAGAACCGCCCCCCTATACAAATTTTTACGCAAGGTAATTTTTTTGAAAATAAGGAAATACAATGACAACAAAAAACAAGAAAAAAACGCATAATCCACCTAGTTTTTTAGATCCAATAGCTAAAGCAGTATGGAAAGAACGAATTCCACAACTTCTTGAACGTGGTGATATTCAAGATGCGGACTTAATTCACCTTGAATTATATTGTGTTAATTACTCTCTTTTCCGTGCTGCAGTTGAGGATATTCATAAAAACGGCTTTTCAATAGTAAATAGTCAAGGCACGCAATCAAGAAACCCAGCACTGTCAGCTAAAGCTGATGCAGAAAAAGTGATGGTGAAAATGTCTTCGCTTTTAGGTTTTGATCCAGTTAGTCGCAGAAAAAATCCAGTTGAAGTTGAAACTACAGATATGTTTGATCAAGTTCTTACAATGTAGGTGAAAAATGGCAATTTGGCAGACGTATGCGGAAAAAGTTCAATCTGGTGAAATAGTGGCTTGTAAAAAAATAAAACAAGCTGTGGCGCGCTATTTTGACGATTTAGCGAATCCAGCTTATTTCTTTGATGAAGGCGTAGTAAATAAGTTTTTGGCTTTCTCTAAATTATGTCCGCACGTAAAAGGGCATTTGCGGGGGGAGCCAATCATTCTTTCTGATTGGCAAGCTTTTCTATTTGCTAACTTATTAGGCTTTAAGCGGAAAGATACTGGATTAAGAAAATATCGTTCTGCTTATGTTCAAGTTGCACGAAAAAATGCTAAATCGACAGTGGCGGCAGTACTGGCTAATTGGTTTCTATTGGTAGAAGGCGGACAACAGGATATATACACCGCAGCCGTTAGCCGAGATCAAGCTAGGATTGTTTTTGATGATGCTCGTCAAATGTGCTTACTTTCAGCTCCATTGAAAAAACGCCTTAACATTCAACAACACAAGCTAATCAATCCGAAGAACAATAGTATTATGCGGCCGCTTGCCGCTAAATCCTCAACGATTGAAGGAACTAACCCTAGTTTAGCTATTGTAGATGAATATCACCTACACGCAGACAACAGCGTATATAGCGCGTTAGAGCTAGGGCAAGGCGCACGCCCTGAAGGTTTGCTATTTGCTATTACAACAGCCGGAAGTAACGTTATTTCAGCCTGTAAACAGCATTATGATTATTGCGCTCAAATCCTTGAAGGAAATGAGCAGAATGACAGCTTATTTGTGTTGATTTTTGAGTTAGACGAAGAAAACGAAATCGACAATCAAGAGAACTGGATAAAAGCAAATCCGAATATAGGTAAATCCATTCCTTACCTTGATTTTGAGAACACTATCAAGAAGGCTAGGGGGATTCCGTCCGAATGGGTAGAAATGCTAACTAAACGCTTTAATGTATGGTGTCAAGGCTCTACGCCGTGGCTAGGTGATGGAAACTGGGCGCAATGTGAACGGAAGTACTCTGAAAGCGATTTACTTCATCAAGATTGCTATTTAGGGCTGGATTTATCAAGTACCAACGACTTAACAAGCCTTTGTTATACATTTCCACACGGAAACAAAGTGCGCTTGCTTACACGACACTACATTCCCGAATTCCAGCTTAACAACGTGGCAAATAAAAACCGCGCAATGTATCGAAACTGGGTGCGCAGTGGTTGGCTAATAGCAACGGAAGGGGATTGTATCGACTACGACAAAATCAGAGACGATATTCTGAAAGATGCTGAACGTTTCAATATCAAAATGACAGGCTTTGACGTATGGAACGCAACCCATTTACGAACACAATTACAAGCGGCGGGGCTTGAAGTAGAGCCATTCCCGCAAACATACCAACGATTTAGCTCAGTGGCAAAAAGTGCGGAAGTTTTAATAAACAGACAGATGATAGAACACAACGGCGATCCGGTGCTTGCGTGGGCTTTATCAAATGTAGTTATGGAAACAGACGCGAACGCCAATATTAAACCTAACAAGAAGAAAGCCGCAAACAAGATAGACCCCGCCGTAGCCTTTCTAATGTCTTTCGGCACTTATCAACTTGAATACGGTGATTTAATTTTCGAACTATCAGACGAACACAAACAGGCACTAGAACAATTTAATGGTATTGATTTATAGATTAATAGTGTGTTGATTTAGGGGGGGATAAAATATAAAATGGGGTTGCAATTATAGCTCGGTTAAAAGTTCAGATTATGTGAATTTCATGAACTTTTGTATATTAACAAATCTATGTAATAAGGAGGTAATAAATGATTTATCCAGCTATAGCGATAGCTAATGCTTTCATTAAGAAAGCAATGATTGGAGAAATTCAGAATTTAACTCCAATGAAATTACAAAAACTAATGTTTTTTGCTCAATCTTGGCATTGCAAGCTCTATGAAAAAGAACTGTTTGATGGTGCTTTTGAACGCTGGCAATATGGACCTGTAATACCTGAAATTTATCACGAGTTTAAATCTTTTGGTTCGCGAGAAATTTCACGTTTTGGTACAGATGTTTGGTGTCAAGAAAGAACTGTAGATCCGAACGATTCTGAAGTATTATCATTTTTAGATAAAATAATTCAGACTTATGGTAAGTATGATGGTGCAGAGTTATCTTGGATGACTCATCAGCCGCAAACCGCATGGTCTATGGGCGAGATTGGTACAGTGATAAGTAAGAAAGAATTGTATCAAGGAAAAGTTTAACTATGTCATTGATAGAAAACATAAAAACTGAATTTGAATCTGAAAATATAGAAAAGGGTGAGGCAATTATAGAAAGCCCACCCTTTTCTTTACCCTCTAAAGCTTCAATTGCTAAAGTAGGCGACTTGATAAGGCAGGAACTTGATTCCGAAGTTTCCTTAGATGAGGAACTATTGAATGAAGCGTTAACTAAATTGGTTATATATAGATACTACCATTCTTATAACATATCAATTTTTAGAAACCTATTAAATAGGAAGATAAAACGCTTAAATTTATCTAATCAATGTATAATATCCTCTCGAGTAAAAAGAGCTCAGTCTATCTTTTTAAAATTAATAAGATATCCTACTATGAAATTATCAAGGATGGGTGATCTGGCAGGTGTTAGAGTTATCTTTCCAGATATGAAAACCTTAAAATTATTTATAGATGATTATAATTGTACAGAGTGTGAAATAAAGAAAGAATATTTTGATAGTCATAATAGTAGAATAAATGACTATATTAAATATCCTAAAGAAGATGGTTACCGTAGTATTCATCAAATTTTTGAGGATACAAAGTATAAATTAAAACTAGAACTTCAAATCCGGACTCAGTTACAACATGAGTGGGCTACTGTTGTTGAGATATTAGGTTCCTTGATGAAAACTTCTTTTAAAACTGGCGAGGGAGCCCCTAAGGAAAAATTCTTTCTCAAGTTATGTAGTGCTTTATTTTCATATCAAGAAAACTGTCCTGTACTTGATGAGCTACGCAATTATTCTATGGATGAAATATGTTTATTTTTAAAAGAACTTAATAATGAATTAGGCATAATTGAGAAGCTAAAAAGTGTTAATTCAATTAAGCTTGATGAAAATCCTGAGGCCGCTTATTATTTGTTGAAATTAGATCTGGAAAATCATAAAACAGATATCTATACTTTTAATAAAGATGAGAAATATAAAGCAATAGCAGCATATTCTGGTTTAGAGAGAGATACTAAGAACTGTCATGTTGATGTGGTTTTAGTTTCAGTTGATGATGTAAAGAATTTAAAACAGGCTTATCCCAATTACTTTTTAGACACAACTAGTTTTATAAAAAGAATAGAAAGCATTTTGTGAAATGTAATGAGTTGAGACTAATCCCTAAAAGTTAAAAATAGAGTAAAAGGTTTAAAAAAAATCCCTACGTGTCACAACGTGGGGATTTTTTATACGTGACTACATTGCACGAACATATTATCAAATTGCTAATTTTTAAAATTTTCCCTAAAAAAGGCTTTAGGGTACGTACTACAATTTTGTAGCGAAGTTATTATAATCTAAGCGTAAAAATAAGAAATAAACGTAGCTTACCGCATTTAAACTTTGATAAAATAGAACAATAAATAATCAAAATATTAAAAGGGGTTAATATGATTAAATCTGTCTTGGCTGCATTTGATTCCTTTGTGTTTTCTGCTTTAGATTTTTTACTCTTTTTAGCAATATGCCTTTTTGTAATCCTGTTAGGTTACTTTTTTTGGCCAATCTTAAAATTACCTATATTGATCGGTGCAATATTAGCTATTACATATTTTTGTTATCAACTTTATAAATTAAGAGCAGAACAAAAACGTATAGAACAAACGACAAAATTAGCTGAATGGTCTAAACAAGAGTTACAGCGCCCAATCATTCAACAACTTTTGAAAAAAACAATAAGAAAGTAAATCATTCATTCCCGGAACAATAATTAGTAGTAGCAATAGCAATAAAGAAACTATGCTAACTAATATCTCCGTGAGTATGAAAAATAAGGCCAGATATGGAAAATAAAGAGTATATACTTAGTTTTTTTGTAATAGATGGTATGGGAAATGAAGTAGATAGCGATACTATCTATATAAATGCGGTAGATAAAACAGATGCTAGAACTAAAGCTGTAAAATTTCTGCAAAAAAATTATAAAGGCAATAGATGGGAAATTGAATCTATTACATTAGCTGAATAACCAAATAAAGCGCATCTAGGCTGATCCCCGAAAGCAAAGAACCTTACTTTGTTGGTGCGCTCTTCTCTATAAGGATAAATGCTAAAGGGGCATTTTATGGAACTTCCAGAATTAGAATATTTCACATTAGAAAAAGCCATAAATTTTATTTATGAAAAGACTAATAAAAATTTATCAAAATCAGATATTCTAGAATATGCTATTAATGGTTTTTTTCAGATTGGTATAGAAGTAGAGATAGTTGATAATGTATTGTTTAAATGTGGCCGATTGCGAATTTCCAATACAAAACTTAGCAATTCTACTAAAATTATTCATAAGAAAGAAAATCAACACGATGATGGGAGATATATATATTTATCAGATAAATTTAATTATATCTCTCTATTCAAAGGAACAGGGAAAATTTACCAAATAGAGCAAGACAACGGATTTTATTTTACAACAATCAATGATTGCAAAGTAAATTGTACGACATTGATTAGACTTGAGCCTTATTACTTGAAGGATTTAAGAGGCATAATAGAGCAAAATAACTCTATTTGCTCTATGGATTTTGAGTATTTTTCTTTAGAAAGTTTGGCAAGAGATGAAGAAGATATTGCTGCTACTTTTGATTTTATTCATGTTTCACCAAATAATGAAACTTGCCAGCTAAAGCTTGCTACTGCAGATCTGATTATAACTCGTGAAGATATTTTAATGTTTATAGGAGCAGATAAAAAAGGTAGTCGTGAGGATCATATTTTAGAAATTGAAAGATTAAAAAAAGAGATTGAAGAAAAGCAAAAGATAATAGACTCTCTTAGCTTAACAAACCCAAAAGGTAGAATAAGCTCTCCACAAAAGCAACTATTCGCGTTATTGGTGAAAAGATGTTATTCAGATATAAAAAGTAGAAATAAATTGTTTGATGTAATTAATGCAGATCTAAAATCCTTAGAAATTAGAAATGCCGATATTTCTGCTGATACTTTTTACAAGTTAATTGATGAATCAAACGATATTATAAAAGCAATTTTCCCGCCTAAAAAATCATAGTTTCCTATAAAAGCCTCTTAATCTTTCGATTTAAGAGGCTTTTTCTTTCGATTTAAGCCATTTTTTCTTATTAAGAATCTAATTAATTGAATTAAAAGGCAAATTTTCAAAAAATACCAATCGTTCGAACAACCCAACGGAATAAAACTTTATTCCACATGTTTAAACTAACGTAAGGTATTTTTTATGGAACAATCTCAAATCCAATCACAAAAATTAATTCCTGGTAAAACCGTTTGCCGTATTGTTGGCTTTCAGCGCACAAAACTAAATTGTTTAGTTAAAGAAAAAAAATTTCCACAACCTATTCGGTTTTCACGAACCTTTGTCCTATGGGATGTAGAAGAAGTAAATCAATGGATTGAAGAGCAAAAAGCCGCACGGGCTTAAGGTGGGGGAAGATGAACGAAGCAAGAAAACCAACACAATTCTTAAAAGTGTTACACCGCTTAATTCTTTCTAGCATTAGCGGCATTGATGGTTATTCAATGGGCATGACGTCCGCACGTAACTATATCAGTGAACTTGAACGCAATCATTTAACCGGCAAAGTGAAACGTACAACGGAAAAGACTGCAGATGGAATGGGGCAATATTACCGCTATGAAATAGCAGATACCGATCAGTTAAAACAGGTGATTTCAATTTATAAGGCTAAGGGAGGTGAACTTACTGAGCATGAAGAACATCAAGCCTACTTTCGATTCCGTTAAAAGAAAAACGCCGCAAGGCTATCCAATGCGGCGTTTAAACCTTCTAAAGGTAATTTTTATCAATACGTTAAGGTCATTTAAAAATATGGAAAAACTAACCATGAATTTAAATCATAAATATTTTAATCAATATGAAATATTTTTCAAGTTGTTTTTGATTGAAATCGCTTTACAAACCACAGTTAATTTTGGCATAATGAACGCGCAATCAGAAAAAGTGATTGCCAGCCGTGGAAAGCTGAACTATTTACATATGGCGAACGACAGCACGCCACAGAACCGTGCTTTTTTTGTTCGTAACATTCGCACACCAAAAGAATATGCGGATTTTGTTTTACATCTAAATCCGATCATTCTCTCAATGGTAGAGCGTAATGAGCCGTCTATGACGGGCTGTCTTCCATATGTGGCAGTTTTCCACCTTGTTACGTTCTACCGCCCGACCGTGGAAAGTCTAGCGGTAGTTCCTGAAAACAAACATATGGAACTTACGCAAATGTATCAATTCATTTTTGCGGCTATTCGCCGTACCGATCTAACCAATCACATTCAAAAAATCCGTATCACCGCTGATAGCGAACACAACGCACGCGCTAAGCTTGCCCGTGAGTTCGTCTTAGTGCTTGCTGGAAGAATTAATCTCCAATCAGACTGCACTTTATCAGCAAATACTTTCCCTTCAATCTCTTTCGCGGAGGTGGACCATGCTTAGTTATGATGCTATTCAAATAGCTCTTCAAGATGTTGTTAATAGTAACGATGTAAGTGAGCAGACCTTAGAGAAAATTCGCACAGAAAGCGAATGTCTTTGTGAATCTATCGAATATGGCTTAATGGAATTAGGCGATATGGTAAGCCGTTTAGGGCATTTTGCTGATTCTAAGCAGGATTTTGATAATCGAGCGATGAGCAATGACAATGTAAAACATATCGGAGCATTAATTCAAGCCAACGCATATTTTCTAAACACATTGCGCAATGTATCAACAGACGCTACCTATCACCTTAACGGTGGAAATAAGGGGGCGAAATGATGAGTAACACTAAATTCCCTTACACCCTTGTTTTCACCTATGACGACGGCGACCAGTTCATAGCGGGCGAATATGGCACGTTAAGAGAGGCGTTACAGGCAAAAATCAGATGTAAGCACGAAATCGGACAAGCCGATATTTGCGGCCGAGTGTTAGAAGTGATCACGATTTTGAAAGGGGAAGACAATGAAAGCTAAAAAAATCAAAGCATTCAAAGAGCCATACGTACCGACACAAGAGCAGTTAGAGAAAGCCTGTAAACGTATTAAACAATTCTTAGCCTTCGCTGAAGATTATCTACACACAGGACACTATAAAGGACTAGCAGCATCAATCGAGCAAATTAAGAAAGCAGCAACAATTAGAAAGGTGGCAAGAAATGAAACCAAATAACCCTATGGAACAGCTAAAACAATGGAAAGCGGCAAGTGATAAAAATTTAGTAAGCAGTGGCGAAAAACGCCACCAGTTACAGAAAGCGCCACCGGTGGCGAAAAGTGCCACTGGTAATGAAGAGCAGAAAACTGAAAAAAGAAAAGGTAAGCTGTTTTTTAATCCATTGGCTTTGAAGTATTCCCAAATTTCACGTCAATTCCAACTAATACAGGATAGCAACAAACGATGTCTTGAAGTTTATCCAGGTGATTTTCATCACAAGATCAAGTTTCGTGATGAAATAGTGGATTTAATGAATAAATTGGCTGGTGGTGGAAATTTGCTTAACGCATTGGCCAAAGACGGCAATCTATCCCGAGAAGATACGGCCAAATTGAAATATTTCAATCAAGCTAATAAATATCTGCTCTATAAGTTTAGCGAGGTGGTGGAACAGATAGGCGCTTTAAACTCTGAACGAGCTGAACAACAAAAGGGGAGTAAGTAAGATGAATATGAATGAAAAATTAGACTACTCAAATTTAAGTGCGGTCGAATTGAAAGCGATTATGCTTTGTCAGATGAATTGTGAAAAGAAAGAGGGTGAGGCTATTTATTTTCCTTTGCCTTATCTGGGTGAAACAATCGTAACGTTAGCAGAAATTTTTGAAAGTTATCCGTCTGAAAAACTCTATGCGTTACGAAATCTACACGATGAACTGTTAGCAGCTAATAAGCATTTACTACAACTAGCACCGAATCCACCTTCATTTAATCCGGAAGAAATAGCCGCAACTTTAACTAATGATGAAATCATTGATGGATTGCTAAAAAATAGCATAGTGATCTCTCTAGTTGAAACTCTTACATACTTTCAAAAAGTAATTGCTGAGCGTATCAATGATATTGAAAACGGAGTGCTTAAAGGGGTGAATAATGGATCGATTAATTAATGCTCCGCACCTTGCGGATCAACCGCATGAACCTTATTCTGATTTATTTGTGCTAGCTGGCTCTAAAGCATGGCAAGCATGGGATAATGGAAAAGGTGAAGAATGGCAAACATTATGCCTATTAGTGGAAGGTTTAGAAACCAAGCAAAAACCAGTCATTCTAGGCGAGAATCAATTAAGCAATATTTCTTCAACGCGTATAGCTAAAGAAGATCAGCAGTTAGTGAAGATTGCTCAATATGGCGAATTAAAACAGGAGGAAATCACCGCAATTTGTCAGAATTTAGCAAAAAACACTTCGGCTAGAGAAGTGAAACTTATTGATGCAGCCGCACAAGTGAAAGAGGATTTAAGCTCTTACATTCAACGTTTGCGAACCGATAAAAAGGCAGCAGATTTAGTAGACCAATTAGCTCCGCCCGAAAAGCTGAAAGAAAATGACGGAGTAAATAAGAAAGCGCGAGCCTTGACGAAGTGGCTAAATATGGATTTAGCATTAAACCAAAAAGACCGAGAATTATATCGCTATGACGGCATAAGCTGGCAGTTAGTAGATAAATTTGAGTTCTTAGATAATGCAGTAGCTTTCTTTGATGAACAGGACTTCAATTATAGCGCGCGTTCAATAGAAAGCATCATTGAAACAATCAAAATCCAATCCACTAAAATGGGAACACAGGCGCAAGAGCTGATTGCTTTCAATAATGGCACTTTAAACCGCACTACGTTAGAGTTCTTGCCCCATTATCGGGAAAACTGGCTAATGTCTTATATTCCGCATGAATATCTAAATTCAGCGCAAAATACGCCATATTTTGATAAATGGTTAGAGTTTGTAAGCGGTGGTAAAGAAAGCAAAAAGAACGCTATTCTAGCGGCTTTATACGCAGTTTTAACTAATCGCAATGACTGGCAATTATTCTTTGAAGTAACAGGCGATGGCGGAAGTGGTAAATCTGTTTTTGCTAATATTGCCACGTTATTAGCTGGTGAGCAGAACACAGAAAGCGGGCGCTTAGTGGATTTAGATGAACCGCGAGGGCGAGAAAGCTTTGTAGGTAAAACTTTGCTAATTTGCCCTGAACAATCGCGTTATGGTGGTGATGGTGGTGGATTGAAAAGTATCACAGGTGGTGATCCTGTAAATATTGACCCAAAACACCGCAGTAAATTTAAAGCGGTTATTCCCGCAGTAGTCTTAATCGTTAATAACGAGGCGACTAGATTTACAGAACGTAGCGGTGGGATTGAGCGAAGAAGGGTAATCTTTCACTTTGACAAAGTAGTACCTAAAAACGAGCGAGACCCTAATTTCATGGATAAGATTGAGAGGGAAGTAGGGGGTATAATTTACAAACTAATACATGCCTTTGAACAGCCTGAAACCGCTAAGGCCGCTTTAAAAGAGCAACAAACAAGTGATGAGGCTTTAGAAATAAAAAGCGAATCTGACCATATCACCGAATTTTGCGGCTACTTTTATACTACGGCACAGAATGACGGTTTGTATATAGGAAATGCGAATCAAGGCAATAAGTCAAGAACGCATCTTTATCCGGCATACTTAGTCTTTGCGGAAGCGAGCGGCATTAAAAATGCCCTTACATTGAGAAACTTCTCAAATTCATTAAAGCAAGGATTTGCGCAACATAAAAATAAATTTGAGTTCTCCAAGATTAAGGGAAAATATGGATATCGCTCCAATGTTCACTTCAAAAACTATGATGAGTTCCAAAATGAGTTCATTTCATCAAAATAGGAAATAGGGGCGAAAGCCCCTTTTTTTATGCTTTTCTCTTAAAAGGTGAACAATTAGGGTGAACAATAATGTTCACCTATTCACCCGTAACTACATGAAATAAAAGGTTAAATTGGCAAGGTGAACAGGTGAACCAATTTTTGTAATATTTTTTACACGCCGCTAATTCACACGCTTTCTTTTTCGCATTGCTCCACAAAATCACTCCATAATTGCATCACTGGGCGGCGGAGTTCTACATAATCGTAACGGTTATATGCCTGACTTGTTTTATTCCCAATGCTATGAGCAAGACAACTTTCAGCAATACGGAAATCAACTTGCTGATCTTCTAAAAACGTTCTAGCTATCGATCTCAATCCGTGAGCATCTTGAATCCCTTTGTAACCTATCTTTCTTAATGCGTTAGCTATTAGTTCTTTACTAGCTGATTGGTTAGGTTTGTGGTAGTGAGAAAATACGAATTTGTCACCACCTGTTATAGGTTTCAATTCTTCTAAAATTTTAAGCATTAAAGATGAAAGCGGAACAATGTGAGGGAATTGCCCTTGTCTTGTTTTTTTCATTTTGATTGCTGGAATAGTCCATAATTTCTTATCGAAATCAATTTCAGACCATTCAACAGAAACAGCCTCAGCCGGACGAACCATAGAAAGTAATTGCCAGCGGAATAAAACCTTTGTTAGATAATCTCTACTTGAATTTTTGAAGTCTTGTAATAGTTTCGGTAGTTCTTCCGGCTTGATTGCTGGGTGATGTTTTTGAGGCTCTTTATGGTAAGCATCAGATGCTTTCAAGCAAGAATTAAACGAAATCAATCCTATTGTTACCGCATAATTTAAAATCTGATTGGCGAGGTTTAATAAACGGTGCAGCGTATCATTGAAACCTTTTTCATTTAATTGACGAACAGTTTTAATCAGTAAAGGGGAAGTAATTTCATCAATAGGATAATTTCCAAGAGTAGGGAATAGATAGTTTTCTAATCTTGCCCAATTCTTTTCCATTGTCATAGGCTCAATTTCTTTACTTCTTTTTTCTTTCCAAAGTAAAGCGACTTTATAGAAAGTATTTTCGTTCTGAGCGTTTTTGATAAGTTCTTGTTCTTTTATGTATTCTTGCGGATCGATACTTTGAGCGAGTAGGGCGCGATATTCTTCGCGTTTTTGACGAGCTTGCGCAAGTGTTATAGCTGGATAAGTTCCAATAGTAAAAGATGTGCGCTTATTTGTTACTGGGTGATAATAATTAAAAATCCAAGCCTTAGCACCAGTAGGCTTAATACGTAAAAAAAGACCGTTACCATCACTTAGATTGTATTCTTTATCCTTTGTTTTCGCCTTATCTACTTCGGTATTTGTGAGCGGTTTAGTAACACGAGGCATCATTTTTCCTTAGTTTTAGTAACAAGATTTTTTGAAGTTTATCACCTTGTTACTAAACTTGTTACTAAAAAGTGCGGTTAAAGACAATTAAATCCGATTAGTGACGATAAGTGAAAGGGCTGAGAAGCCTTGAAAATACTAGGAAAAACAAAACCCCGTGAGTAGTTTCACGGGGCTGTGTTTGGGGTAAATGGTGCGACTAGCTGGACTCGAACCAGTGACCCCCACCATGTCAAGGTGGTGCTCTAACCAACTGAGCTATAGTCGCGTAAAAG